AATTATTTAATAAAATATTCAATACAGATACGAATAAAGATGAAGAATTAAGAACATTAATAGATTATATAAGTAAATACAACGATGATTCAACAGAATTTTTTGATTTAGCATTTGATTATTTTGGAATGAGAGCATGCTATGAAATATTGTATGAGAATGATGATAATGAAATAGTATATACTAAACAAAGTGCATTAAATACAATAGGGATATTTGATTATTCAACACCAGTAAGACAAATAGGACAGTTAAGAAAATGGACAGAAAAGGACAAAAATGGTGCAGATATAACAATTGTAGAATTAACCACAATAAATGGCAAAAAATATTATTCTCCAACTCCTGATGATTATACAAGGTTACAGGAAGATAAAGCAAAAGCTGAAGAAGGAAAATGGAACATGCTTCCTTGTATAGCAATAGAAAATGAAATGGGACTATCAAGTTTTGAATTGGTAGTCTCTTTAATTTGTGCTTATGAAAGAGTAGTACAAAACAGTAGAAATACATTTCAATATAATGATGAAGCAAAATTAAAAATAACAGGATATGCTCCACAAAATGAATTAATGGTTACTAAGCTAGACAAAAATGGTGTTCCAGAGCTTGATGAGAATGGACAAGAAAAGCAAGTACTAAATAAAGCTAGAGAAGAAGAAGATAAAACACTATTAAAAATGGGAGTATTTTATACACCAGATAATACAGGAGATATAGCATGGGTAGAAAAAACAGTACAAGATACGGCTTTACAAAACCATAAAAAGACATTAATTGATTTAATTGCTATGATTAGTGGAGTACCAAATATAACAGATTTAGGATTTACAAATGCAGACAATGCAAGTGCATTAGACAGAAAATTCTTTGCATTAGAGCAAATGATAACTGATGCAGATAAACATTTTAAACAAGCAATGTTAAGAAGATGGGAAACAATAATAGACAGAATAAATAAAAGAAAACATAAATCTTATGATTTTAGAAGCATAAAAATAGATTTACAAAGAAATCTACCAACTGATAAAGATACAGAGACAACAAGAGCATTAAAGTTAAGAGGATTATTAAGTGACGCATCAATTATAGATATGTTACCAGATGACTTAGATAGTAATTCAGAATTAGAAAAAATAGATAAACAAAATGAAGAAAATATTCAAAAGAATTTACAACAAATGCAAATGATGGGACAAGTAGGAGTAGAGCAAGATAATAAGGAAAACAAACAAGATGATAAAGTAACGGATTTGACAGATACACAGAAAGCACAAAAACTAACAGCAGATAACAAGAAAGCACAAGAAAAAGAAGTTAATAAACAAGTTAGTAAAGAATAAAGGAGTTTTATATGTGGGAAAAACACGACAATTATATGAAGCAATTAAAACAACTATATACTAGAACATCGAAACAGACTCAAAATAGACTACAAGAACTATTTGATACATTTAATTTTACATCAGAGAATATCTATAGCATTGCAAATACAAAAACAAAACAAAGAATAAATACTATGATAGAAGAATGGAAAGATAAAAAAATATTAAGTGGGTATTTTGGTATGTTAGCCAGTAATATATATAGAAAAACAAGAGTTAAAAATAGTGAAATACTAGAATTATTAATTTACAGTGCATATATAGAAGAACAGAGCAAATTAGATGAATATGAGCATAATGTAATGTATGAAAATATGAATTACTATTATGAAGAACGGACAGAAAGAAGTATTAAATGTGCAAAAAAAGAAAAAAGATATATCGGTTTTAGATATGGCATTATTTCTAGCATTATTAGAGCAAATATCTTATAATGGCCTTACTATAGAGCAATATATACAAACTACAATAAGATATAATACAGAGCAAATATATAAACAAGCAATTATCAATTTACAGCAACAGAAAGATTTGAATATTGATTCTGATGAGTTTCAAAATATAATACATAGGCAAAACAGTCAAAAACTTAATATCAATGGAAACAAAATATCTGGTGCAGTAGATATGCAAATGATAGGATTGAATAATAAATCTAAAATAGAGGGAATAAAAAAACAAGATAACGGCGCAAAAGTAAAGTTTGTAGCAGTAGAAGATGATAAAACCACACTAATGTGTGATAGCTTGAACAATCAAGAGTTCTATATAAATAAAGAAAATACTTTTGACAGGTATTATGGAGAAACACAAAAAGAGCTAACAATGCAAAGAATTAGATGTAATGGATTAGTACTAGGCTTAAATCTTCCACCAATACAACATCATTTTCATTACTGTAGAAGTACGATAATGTATTTGCCACCAGTTGAAAAACAAGAAAAAACAGAGTATAATCTTGATATACCTAAAATAAGTAAAGATATTAAACAAGTATTAAGTAATACAAAATTAAATTCTAATGTAAAAAGATTATTTAATAGATATTTAACAAGGGATAACGCGAAAATAAACAACAGCTTAAATGTTCCAATGAGATATAGTATTGATGATGATAAGATATATATAAATCCAAACCATCCAGACTTTAAATATTATGATTTATCTGAAAGTTTAAGCCATGAAATTATACATATGATAGATATAAGGAATAATATATCTAATAAATTAAATATAGACAATGAATTAAGAAGAGCAAGATTACAAATAGATGTAGATGAAGATAAGTATATTAAAATATTGTCAAGTAGCAAATATGAAGATAATATGACATTAAGTGATATATTTTCTGCCATAACTAATGGAAAAATATCAGGAAACTATATGCATTCAAGTAAATACTGGATAGAGGATTCAACAAGAATAGAAAAGGAACTTTCAGCAAATATAATGTCAGCATATTTAAATAAAAACCAAGATACATTAAATCTTATAAATTCAATAAATGAGCTAAAACAAATTAAAGAAAAGGTAGTGAAGTTATACAATGATTATACCAGATGAAATAAAAGAATTAATTCATAAATATATAGAAAAGAATGGAAAAAGACCATTAGGTTTTAATTACGATGAATGGAATAGTTTAGAAGAGTATAAAGAATATTTAGAAAAAGAATTAGAAAAATAGCACTTACTAGCAAGTAGGTGCTTTTATTATGGAAAGAAGGTGGAAAAATATGCAGGGACCATTAATACCAACAGGAAAAGAAAACGTAAAGGAATCTATTATAGCAATAGGACAAGAACTAATAAAAAGAGCAAGCGATATAGCAAATGATTTAAAATTAGTTACTAATATTGAGATTTATGCAAAATTAACACCAGATGAAGTAACTAACTTTGATATAACGAAAAAATATGTAGCAACATTTGAAGAGAAGGAGGAAAAATAATATGTGGTTATTAGTTTTAATATTAAGTATTAAATTACAAATGCCAACTTGGTATTGGATTATATTTACTATAATTACAATATTAAGGCCATTAAATGGGTTGATCAAATATAGATTTAGTGAAAACTTTTTTGAAGAATACGGAGATAAATAAGTTATTAGAGTTAATTTATATAAATTAGGACGTGGACGCACGTCTATTTTTTATGCCTTTTTACTGAATGCAGGCTATAAAGAACAACAGAATACAAATTCGCAATGGCTGGGGCTTAGGCAATGGCTGGGGCAAAAGGAGTAGAAAATGGAAGGACAAGATAATAATCCAAATAACGCTAATACTGGGGCAAATAATGAACCAGCGGGAGCAAACAATTTAAATAATACAGGAACAAACAATAACCCTGTAACATTTGATGATTTCTTAAAAGATGGAAAAAATCAAGCGGAATTTGACAGAAGAGTTCAAAAAGCTATTCAAACAGCACAAGATAGTTGGAAAGCAAAAAATGATGCTGAAAAGTCAGAAGCTGAAAGATTAGCACAAATGAATGAAACTGAAAAATTACAATATCAATTGCAAAAACAACAAAAAGATTATGAAGCAATGCAAAGAAAGTTAAATGCTAGAGATTTAAAAGACGAAGCTTTAAAAATAGCAACAACTCAAGATACAGCATTTGACCCAGAATTTCTAAATTTGTTTGATTATGAAAATATGACAGCAGAGCAATTACAAGAAAAAACAAAACTTATAAAAACAATTCAAGACAGAATTGTAGAGAAAACAGTAAATGAGTGGTCAAAAGAAAAACCACCATATAACCCTGACCCATCAGGAAATAAGCCAAGCAATAATGATGCAATAGATAAGGCAATGGGATTAAAGTAAGAAAAGGAGTATGAAAAATGAACAATATTGAAATATCAACAATTTATTTACCAAAATTAGACCAAGTTTATAAAAATGAGGCTAAAACATCTATATTAGATGGAGATGAAACAACTGTACAAAAAGGATTAAATGGAGAAATAAAAGTAGCTAAACTAGACATGGATGGTTTAGGAGATTTCTCAAGAAATGATGGATACACAAAAGGTTCAACAAAATTTGTATGGGAAACAATTAAATATGATAAAGAAAGAAGTCAAGATTTAAGAATTGATAGATTAGATAATCAAGAAGCATTAGGAATGCCTTTTGCTAAATTATCAAGTGAATTTGTAAGAACTAAAGTAGTTCCAGAAACTGATGCTGCAAGAATTGCAAAAATATCAGGTACAGCAGGAATTTCACTAAAGAAAGAAACAATTTCTGATGGTGCAGGAGCTGTAACAGCATTAAGAGCATGTACAAACAAAATGGATGAAGATGAAGTTTCAACAGAAAACAGAATTTTATTTATAACACCTACATTAAAAGGAATGATTGATGATTTAGACACAACTAAATCTAAAAAGGTATTGGAAAGATTTTCAACAATAATTGAAGTTCCACAAACAAGAATGTATACAGCAGTAACATTAAACAGTGGAAAAGAAAACTATGGATATCAAAAGGCAAAAGATTCATATATTAAATCAAAAGATACAGCTGTTGTATCTGGTAAAAATTATTATACAGAATCTTCTGGTACATATTCAAAAGTAAGTTCTCCAACAGGAAACCCATCAACATCAGATTACTATGAAATGGTAGAAGGTGGAAAAGATATAAACTTCTTATGTGTAGAAAAATCAGCAGCTGTAACAGCTATGGATCAATACATAAAATATTTTACACCAGATGAAGACCAAAATGGCGATGACAATGTGTTTAAATATAGAAACAACAATTTATATGGACATGTATATGAAAACAAATTAGCTGGTGTATACTGTTCATACGAAGGATAGGAGGTAAACAAATGTCAACATTTATAGGACTAAAAATAAACAAAGCAGAAAAAGAAACTAAAAAAGAGTTAACAGTAAAAGAAATAAAAGAAATTCTAAAGGAAAATGGAATTGATTTTGAAGATAAAGCAAAAAAAGAAGAATTAATAGCTTTATTACCAAAAGAATAAGAAAGGGTGGCAATAGAATGAACGAAATAGAAGAAAAGGAATATATACATAGAATAGAAAATGATTTGTCTCTTAATTTTAGAGGAGATAGCGATGTTTTAAAAGATATATATGAAGAGGTAAGTTCTATTGCCTCTGATATTTCAAATAGACCTAAAAATGATGAAAAGTTATTTCCACATATAAAAAAAGCAGTGAAATCCATATACCTTTCAAGAGGAGCAGAAGGATTGACAAGTCGAAATGAAGGCTCTATTTCAACTTCATTTGATGATATCATAGAAAAATTGAAAAATGACATTATAAAAACTGGTTTAAGGAGGATAAGATAATGTTATTAAGAGATTTAACAAAGGTGTACATATCAGAGAGTGAAGAGATTAAAGAACATGGAGAACCTGAAAAGACATGGAAATATAAAGGAATTGCATATTTAAATATTCAACAAGATATAAATGAACTTGATAGAAATTCAGCAGGTGAAACAAATTATGATATACAAAAATGTAGAGCCGATAGAAGATATGACATAAAAAATGGAGATGGAATATCTGTTAAAGATATTAGAGGTAAAAGCAAAATAATTCCAGATTATAGAGTAATAGACCAAACAAAGATAGGCAATACAATGATTTATAGAATGGAGTCGTATAATGAAGATTGAGTTTGAAATTAAAGGTTTAGACAAGCTTGATAAAAAATTAAATGATTTTTGTAAGAGATTGCCAGAAACAATAAAGGAAAGTATTGAAGAAATTTCTAAAAACATACAGGGGTATGCAATAAGATTAGAAAAAGGAAAAAACAGTGAAGGCATATTGTGTGAAATGGTAAATATGTCTAACAAAGAAGTTGTAAGCAGAGTTTATGCAGACCCTAGTAAGTTTATGGCAGATAATAATCAATCTTATTTATGGTTTGAATATTTTGGTACGGGCCAATGGGCTGAACAAGAGCATATAGGAAAAACAAAACATTTTATAGAATCAGGGTATACGGAATGGTATATTCCAGTAAATAAAGTAGAAAAAGGTTTAAATTATCCTATTGTAACTATTAACAATCAACAATTCTATGTTGCCATTGGTTCAAAAGGAAATCATTTTTTAGAAGATGCAGAATTTAAATCAAGGAATGAAAATGTTGAAATAATAAAGAAAAAATTAGATGAAATGTTAAAGGAGATTTGCAAATGAAAGAGATAGACGAAAGAGAATTCTCTGATTTAGTATGTGAAGAACTTGAAAAAATTGGAGAAGAAGTATTATTAAATAATCCTTCAACAGATAGTAAATTTCCTTGTAGAGTAATAAATACTCCATTAAAATCTGTTGAAGAGACAGATGATGAAGGAAACCCAATAAAATTAAGATTCCAATGTACTATTCAACATTGGAATGGTTCACAAAGAGAATGTATGAATATGTCAAGTAAGACAGATAAACAGCTAAGAAAGAAAAATATAATAAGAACAAATACAAGCGAAATAATCAAAGATACAGTAACAAAAAAATATAGATTATTAGCGACATATGAAGTCAGATATAATTGCATATCTGATTCTTTTAATAAAATAAAATAAGAAAGGAAATGATAGAAAATGGCAGTAACAACATCACCACAAGTTGCTATGAAAATGAAAGTATCATACGCAACAACATTAACAGGAGATAAAATAGATATAGCTTATTGTACTAAAATAGGACAATTAAAAAGCCTAAAAGAAGGACAAGCATGGAGTTCTTTAGAGTTAGATGAAGAAAGAAATGCATCAGGAAAAAGAAAAGCAGAAACAACAGATGTAGAAATGTATTTCATACACGAACAACATAAATCATTAAAAGAATTGGCAGATGCAGATACAGAAATATATCTATTCTTCCAATGTCCTGAAACAACTGCATCAGAAAAGGGAAAACCATTAACATTTTCATTAAAAGGTACAATAGATATAGCAGGAAATGAAGTAGAAGATGGAGACTTTTTAAAAGACACTATGAGAATATTTAGAAATAGTGCTTTAGTAGAAACAGATGGATATCCAGTAGAGGGAGATTCAACTAAATTTTAATAAATGGAGGCTATCTGCCTCCAATTTTTTTATAAGAAAGAGGTTTTTTTATGATATTAAAAGTAAAAGATAAAGAAATAACAATATTTATTAGTACAAGAAAACTAGTAATAGTACAAGACAAAACAAGAACAGAAAATTTTGAAGAATTATATTTTAATGCTATGTCAAAATTAAACATAAAAACATTAGCAGAAATATTATTAGTATTTGCGGAAGATAAAGAAGGAAATGAAGCATTTAATAATATAGCAGAAGTATATGATTTTATAGATGAATATAAGAAAGAAAACAATAAAAGCTATTCAGATATATTTAAAGAATTAGCTGAGGTAATAAATAATGAGGGTTTTTTCAACAAAAAAATGACAAAGAAAGATATGGAACAAAAGATATTAGATCCATTATCAACGATGAAATTAAACGATATGATACAGCCTTCAATAGAAAAAGCAATAACAGAGATAGCGAGAAACGAAATAGCAGAGAACAAATTAAAAATGAAGGATTAAGTGCAATAACAAAAAAACTAGAAAAAAGTAAAACAATAAAAGAATCAGTATATGCATTAGAACCATTAGCATATTATTTTGATATTAAACCAAAAGAATTTTGGAATAGTAGTTATACTAGCATAATGAAGTATTGCCAAGTTAAATTAGCAAAAATAGTAGATGATTTTAAAAGGGAAATAAATTTACAAGAAGCTACGACAGACAAGCTAATACAAGCAAATCCATTATTATTTAAAGACCCAAAAGTTGAAAGATTAATAGAAGGTTTTAAAGAGTTATTTAAAGAAGAATTAGAAGAACAGAATAAAGAACAAACTCTTGAAGAACAAATTGCAATATTTAGAAGTATGAAATAATTTATTTCTTCGACAAGTTTCGACAAATAACAACAACAAAATGTAATATAATACATTTATATTGTCTTAGGAGGGATATTATGGGTTTTTTTACTAGTATGCAAAAAACAAATGCTTTAACGGTATATGATAAAGCTAAAAAATATTTAAAGCCAAAAGATGGAAATAAACATGTGATAATGATAAATAGTTTCAGCAAATGGCTTAATCAGACTTTTGAGTGTGAAGATAAGTATACAACACAAATAGATGAAATAGTTTCTAATATGCAAAACGATGGGTACGAAATAATAGACATAAAAATGAACTCTATTATAAATCAAGGATTAACAGGAGAAATGGAAGGTTTCCATACTTTAATTATTTATAAGTAAACTTAAGTGAAAAATAAAAAGAAAATCTGATAAGAAATTTTAAAGAGGGGAAAAAAATGGTTTTATTTGTAATAATAGTAATAATAGTAGCAATTGTAATCATAAAGAAAAAAAGAGATGAAAAATGGTATGATGAATTAAGCATAAATGAGAAAACTAAAATTAAGCAAATAGATATAAAGTTAAAAGAAGTAAATTCAAGAATAAAAAATGTTATGCCAAAAAAATATCGATTATATAGAATGTTAAGTGATTTGTCTAATTATTTAACAAAAGATGAAGAAATAGTGTATTTCACTAGATATTTAAATAGGGTTGAGAATGTATTAAAAAATACGGGGCCAGCAGGCTATATATATGTTACTAATAAAAGGATTCTTATTGTAGATTTACAATATAAAAATATACCATTAGAAAAAGTAAGTTCAATAAGTTCAGCGAACTCTCTTGCAAGAAATGGAATTATTATAAATGATAGTTCTACATCAGAAAAACTTTTAGGAATTAATAAAAATGATGTTAATAAATTAATAAAAGTAATAAATGAAGGAATGGAAAAACATAAAAATATAAGTATAAATATAAACCAAACAACAGAAAAAGATGTGTCTGATAAAATAGCAAGATTAAAAGCTTTATATGACGAAGGTATATTAACAGAATATGAATTCAATGTAAAGAAAATGGAATTATTAGAAAAAGTAAAATAATAACAACAAATGAAACACCAGTAATGCTGGTGTTTTTATTATGTAAGAAAGGAGGAAACAATGACTTTAGAAGAACTAGAAATTATTATAAAAGCTAAGATAGAAGAGGTTAAACCTCAAATAACAAAAATGCTAAAAGATGTAAAAAATGCAGTTAACAGTTCAAAAGGAGAAATACAATCAGCTGTAAATGCAACATCTAAAGTAATGCAAGCAGTAAACACGCAAGGATTTGTAAGTAAAATAGCAAAAGCAGTTCAAACGGTAAAAGATAGAATAAGCAATCTAAATAAATTCACAGAAAACAACGAAACAGAATTGAAAGTAAATAATAAAAATGCAAGTCAACAAATAACGCAACTTGAGAAAGAAATAGATAGTTTGCAGAAAAAAATAAGTGCTCGACAAATGAAGTTAAGTATAATAAATCCGCAAATAGATAGTATAGTTGCTAATACTAAAAAAGATGTTATACCACAAGGAGTATCTAAAAATAATCCAGCAATGGATAAAGTAGTTAATAATTCTTTAGCATCAAACAAAGAATTTACATCCTTGAATAATCAGGCTAATAAATTATATACAGAAATAGAGATGTATTCAAAACAATTAGACACTGCAAAAACTAAAGCTTCACAACTAAAAAAAGAAGTTGGAAATACAGGAACTAGTCAAAATAAATTGACTAGTTTTTTTAGTACATTTAAAAATAAATTACAAGGTGCAGTAAGTAATGCGGGAGGACTAAAAAGAGTTTTTAATCAAATTCCTAAAATCACTCAAGAAGTAACAAACCATATTAAAAATATGGGAACAGGACTAAGTGGAGGCTTAAAAAATGTACTAAAATATGCTATGGCTCTATTTTCATTAAGAGGAGTATATAGTATATTAAGTAATTGTGCTAGTACTTGGTTGTCAAGTCAAAATTCAGCAGCAAAACAATTAAATGCTAATATAGAATATATGAAATATGCTATGGGATCTGCTTTAGCACCAGTTATACAATATGTAGTAAATTTAGTATATAAATTAATGAAAGCAATACAATCTGTTGTATATGCTTTAACAGGAGTAAACATATTTGCTAAAGCAAGTGCTAAATCATACAATGCAATGGCTAATAGTGCTAAGAAAGCAAAAAAAGAAACACAATCACTAGCTGATATAGATGAAATACATAATATTAAAGAAAATGCAGGAACTACTACACCTAATATTGATTTATCACAAGTAGATGGACAAATGGGTGAATTTGCTAGTAAATTATATGACTTTTTTAAACCGCTAGTAGAAAGTTGGAACAAATATGGGCCAAATCTAGTTAAACAAATAAAAACTACAGCAAGTCAAGTAACAGGTTTAATAAGTTCAGTATGGGAAAGTTTTGAAAAGATTATTACTAATGGAACAGTTTATACATCATTGGAATTAATTTTAGTTATTATAGGAAATATAGCAGAAGCCTTTTCAAATGCTTGGAATTATAATGGAAATGGAGATGCAATTGTACAAAATTTGGCAAATGCGTTTAATAATCTATTAACGGCAGTAAGAAATGTAGTACAAAGTCCAGGATTTCAGGAATGGTTAAAAAATTGTTCTGACAAATTTAGAGAGATATCAGAAAAGATAGCACAAATAGATTGGCAACCTTTAATGAATGCCTTATTTAAAATAGGTTCAACAATTGGAACAATGGCACTAAATATAATAAGTGGACTTGTGGACGTATTTAAATTTTTTATAGAGCACCCAGAATTAGCAGGTGTGATTTTAGGAATTGCAGTAGCAATAAAAACACTTTCTTTAGCATTTAGTGGAATTTCAGGATTAACCTCTTTTATTAAAACAATATCAGAGATAAAAAAGGTACTTAGCCCAATAATAAGTATTATTTCAAAAATAGGTCCAGCTCTAGGTGGAATAATATCAATAGTAATAGGAGCAGTTGCCGCTATTACTGGTTTTGTGGATATGCTGAAAAATGGATTTAGTTGGTTAAATGAAGTAATAATGGTTATTGGAATAGCATTAGTTGCAATTGGAGCTATTATATTAGGAGCACCAGCGTTAGTGGCAGGAATCATAGCAGCAATAGTAGCAGTTATTGCAACACTAGTGGTATTAATAAAACAACATTGGGAAGAAATTAAGGGATTTTTCTCAAATCTGTGGCAAGGAATAAAAAATGGAGTAACAATAGCATTCACAGCTATAAAAAATTCTATTGCAACAATATGGAACTCAATAAAGACGACTATTATAAAAGTAACGACAAACGTTAAAGATAAAGTGGTAGCTGTTTTTGATACAATGAAAAATAAAATAAAAAGTATAATGAGCGGTATTAAATCTACAATTAAAAGTATTTGGGATGGAATATGGGGAGCAATAAAAAAAGTTATTAATAGTATCTTAAGTGGAATTGAAAGAATGGCAAACGGAATTGTAAGAGGAATGAATAGAGTAATAGATGTGTTAAACAATCTAAAAGTTCATATTCCAGATTGGGTTCCATTGTTTGGAGGAAAAGATATTGGTTTTAGAATTAATAAAATGAGTCAAATCTCTATTCCAAAACTAGCAACTGGAACAAACTATATTCCAAAAGAAGGACTATATCATTTACATGAAGGAGAAGCGGTTGTTCCTAAAAGATACAATCCAAGTGCTGATAATAATTCAAGTACATCTAATAATAGCGTGGCAGATATTAAAATCACAAATGAATTAAAAATTGGAAATAAGACATTAGTTAGAGAAATAATACCAGATTTAAATTCAGAATTAAGACGACTTGGATATCAAGGTCTTTATGTAAGGGGGTAGGTATAAATGATAAAAGTAGATGGAGTAGAAATACCTACTCCAAGTGAATATAATCCATATCCAGAATTAAGAGAGAAAAGTTCAGAAAATTCTCTTGGAGATGTAAAAAGAAAAATCATAAGTTGCAGATGGAAACTAGAAATGAAGTGGGATTTATTAACAAAAGAACAATATGCACAACTAATTAAAATTAAATTTAAAAAAAGTTTTCAATGTGAATTTCCTTCATCAACAGGAAAAAGAGTAACAAAAACTATGTATGCGGGAGATCCAAAAGGAAATGCTTTTAAGTTAGATAAAAAGACTGATACTGTAAAGAATTGGACAAGTGTTAGTCTTAATTTTATACAATTGAAAGCTGATAAATATACAGGAGGTGCTTATTAATGATAGATACCTCAGAAGAACTAATTAACAATATGAGAGCTGATGTACAAACGACATCAGCTCGTGTTACTATTGTGTCTTATAAAGCAAGTACGATAAAACAGAAATCAAACAATGTGAATAAACATCTAAAAGAAGTAGGCATATGTGAGGATTTAGAGGAAGTAGAAGTGTACGAGAATTATAATATGCCACAATTAAAAAATTTAAAGATGCATGAAAATGGAAATTATGCAGTTTTTGAGGGAGACGGAATTCCATTATCAGGTGTACAGTGTATATCAAAAACCAATAATAATAATCAATTCGGCTGGTGGTCTGAATATTTGTCAGATGAAGATGGATATTTTAATCCATCAATTCCTAATGCATATCCAATATTAGAATGTGATATGAAAGAAATAGGACAAGATAAGCTTAACATAGTTTTTTCAAAAGAAAAAAACGAATACGCAGTAAAGTTTGATGTTGAAATTTCATATATGCTTGAGAGCACAGGAAAAGAAGAAACCAAAACATATAATATTGATAACAATAACAGCACCGTGTATACACTTGAAAATATACCTGATTCTGCAGACTTTTACGGTAACTTTGTTTCTATTGTAATAAAGATATATAAATGGTCTAAAGCAAATGCTAGAGCAAAAATATGTCAGATTTGCTTTGGAGATATTCTAGAGTATAAAGATGATAATATAGTATCTTTAAATGGAAAAAAGGGAGTAAGTCTAACAAATGAAAATACAGAATCAAAAGAACTAGATTTAACAATTCAAGATGAAGAAGAAGAGTACAATATTTTTGAACCAACTGGAAAATTGGTTAATTTAGACTCTGGCTCTGTATTAAGTTTAGAGTTAGGGTGTTTAATAGATGATTTTATTTATTATGTTAAAATAGATGAATTTAATTTGAGCAAACCAAAAAAAGAACAAAATTCTTTAGAAGTGAGTATAACGGGTAAAGGGTTTATTAATCAATGTAGTGATATTGATTTTGGAGCTAATTTCTATGATAAAACAGAACCTCAGTTAATACTTGATTCTGTATTTGGTTATGAAGAAGAAATATACTTTAATATTGATGAAGAAATAAAAAACGATGTTGAAGATGTTAGAACTGAGTATGGAACAGTAAAAATTCCAGAAGGAATAAACAAATTGGCTACTGCAATAAGGGCAAATGTAATTGAAACAATTGATAATAAGGTGCTTTTAACAAGAATAAAAGAAAAAGAACCAGTTGCAACAATAAGATTAGAACAGTGTATGGAATTGCCAACAATAGAAAAAGAAGATATACAATCAGAAATAAACATAAATATATACTCGCCTACTGACAAAGGAAATGAAACAATATACGAAGAAAATTTAAATTTAATTCAAGATGAATGGAATATATTTAAATACAATAAAGAGCATACAGCACCACCATATACAGCTAAAAGAACTCTTGATATTTCAGGAGAAGAAATGACTGTTGATATGCAAGGAGTAATTTTTCTTGAAGATAGAGCAGGGTGGAATCCAGCTTCTGGGGGATATAGCAAAATAACAATAACAGGGCATGTTGTAGAAATATCAAGTACAACACGTCAATTTTCTATGAATAAAAATGGAACAAGTAATCAAAGTATAGAAAATGAAAGCATAGGAACTACACAACAAGCAGAAAGAGTCTTTAAATGGTTAAAAGATAATTATAACAAATGTTTTAAGTATGAAGTGGAAATACAAGATACATTCACTTATGAGCTTGGAGATACAGTTTGGATTGAAACAGGAATATATGTTAATGGAATTCAAATAGTTAGAAAAGCTATCATTATAAATATAGAATATGAGTACAATGGAGCACTAACATACATTTTAACATTGAAAGGAGCTTAACATGTGGAACAAAAAAGGAATAAGAAACGTTAAAGTAGAAGCAAAAAAATATAAAATTTCATTATCGATTGACGGTAAAAGTACGCAAGTTACAAGAGATGGAAAGAATTTATTTAATTTAAGCAATGTTCCTGATGGTAGTTCTTATGTAATAAAAACCGAAACAGGGTTAAACTTAAATAAATGCTGGGTATCGGATGTGTTTGGTGTAAATGGTTCAGAAAAACTACTAGATACATTTAAGCCAAATACCACTTATACAATGAAAGCAAAAGCTAAGGTTGTGTCAAGACCTTCTACTATTATAAGTCATCAAAATGCTACTTTTTTATTATATAGATCATATAATAGTGAATTAAGTGGAGTTTTTCAAGCAGTATTAAATATGCCTGATAAAGAAACAATAGCATTAAATACTGAAAAAGAATATATAACGAGTTTTACTACACCAGCAGATATGACGAATGTTAGGTTTTTATCTTATTGCTTTTATGGAAATAATGATGGTTCTACAACAGGTGCTCCTCAAGGGGAAATAGATGTATCAGAAATAATGCTAGTAGAAGGAAAATATACAGCAGAAAATTTTCCAGATTTTGAATTATATGGCGTATCTCCATCACCAGATTATCCAAGTGAAATAAAAAGTATTGGGGATGATATTAATTTATTTGACAAAAATACTATGGTAATTGATGGGAGTTATGTAAGTGATGCAAGTGGTAAATTTATTAGTAATGCTACTTCTAAAAGAACGGATTATATAGAAATTAAGGAAAAGACATCTTATTATATATATAGTGATAAAACAGTAGGAAACTGGGGAGCTTGGTACAATAAAGATAAAAAATTTATTAGTGGCATAACATTAGGTGGTAAAAAAGAAGGCATCGCAAAATCTCCTACTAACGCAAAATATATGGCATTTACATTGTCTTATAATAATAATTTGTCAGATTTTTCAAATGTTAAGATAGCTAAAAGTGATAAAGAAGTGCCATATAGCGAATATGGGGAAGGCACATTAAGTATAGAACAGAGAGGGAAGAATATAATAAATCCTAATATATCTACAATCACAAATGCTGGAGTTACTATAAAGAATAATGGAGATGGAAGCTATACTGCTACTGGAACTTCTACTAGAGGATTTAGTATTCCATTAACAAAAGATTTATTTGTTTTAAAATCAGGTTTACCATATACTAACAGTATTGAAATTTTAGATGGAGATATGCCTAATAGGACTAGTATAGTTAGTACAGTAATTAATGATAATGGGGTCGAGTCTTTTAATTATATGATTTTACATTCTAATTTACTAAGTAATACTATAACTCCTAATGAAGATAAAACAGTAAAAAGATATGAATTATATTGTAATGCTGCTGGAATTAGTATAAATTTTACATTCAGAGTGCAATTAGAACAAAATAATAAAGCGACTGAATGGCAACCTTACTTCTATAATTCTTATATTTTACCATTATCAGAGCCATTGCGTAGTCTGCCAAACGGAGTAAAAGATACTTTGGAAGTTGATGGTATTCATAGAAGAGTTGAAAGTATTATTTTAGATGGTAGTGAAGATTGGAAGGGTTATACAAAAATAGGTAACAATGCTAGGGCATATTATATATATAATAGAATTAAAAAACAAAGTCAATGTTTAAGTAATTATTTTAACTACTCATCACTATTTGAAACTGATGAGACTGGCATCAACTTAAGTCCATATGAAACATCACTAATAGCTATTAAGATACCGCTAACAAAATTAGAAACAAAAGATATACAAGGAATTAAAAACTGGTTATCAACTCATAATACCGAAGTAATCTATGAATTGGCAACTGAAACAATAGAACCATACACAGACGAACAAAAAGAAATTATAAATTCTATGGTTACTGAAAAAGGGACTAATATATTTAATATAAATGAAGATACAGGAATTGAAATACAATATAAAGGTTTAGAAGAAGAATGGGATTCTACAGATATAATACCATTAAAAATTTTTAAAGAATTAATATGCAAAATACAAAAGTATTCTAATAAACTAGGAATAAAAAATAATCTTATTAATGAAAAAAACAATGGAGAGTTCTTATTTTCAGAAGAGGTAAATGAAATAGATAGATTGCTAGAAGTAATGAGTAATGTTTTATTGTTAGAATATAAAAGAAAATATTGGTACAACTTAACAACGTTTAACTATAAAGATTGGACAAAATTTGATGAACAGATAACTTTAATAGAAGAAAAAATCAAAAATACAGATATATATGTCTATAAAGATGATGTAATAGAAGACCAGAAAACATATAGAAATTTATTATATAAGGAGGTTTAAAATGGGACAAACTATAAATTATAAAATACCATATCCAGAGCAAGATGATCCTAGAAATATTCCAGAAGATATGAAGGGAATGGCAGAGAGTATAGATACTTTAATAAAAAATTTATCTACAGCAATATCAACGATAATAGAAACGGGTAGTAACAGTAATGGTTCTTGGATTAAATATGATAACGGAATAATGATATGTTATAAGAATTTTTCGGGAACTGCAAAAATAACACAAAGTTGGTACAATTTATATGAAACAAGTTCTGCGAATGCGTTAGATTTTGGAAATTATCCGCAAGAATTTAAAGAAACACCTTTATTATTTACACAATTTTATGGAGGAAACTCTCAATGGATTGATGCATGGCTAGATAATAGTAGAACAGCATCAAAAGTTGGAAAGGCTATTGTTTGCTCTGCATCTTCAAAAACAGCAGGGGCCTACTATAATATTTTAGCAATAGGTAGGTGGAAATAATGGAGATAGTAAAAATAATATTACAATGGGCGATACCGATTGCGTGTGCAACTGGTATCGCTTTTGTTAAAAAGCAATTAACTTTTAATAAAGCAATGAAAGAAGGAATATTAAGCATTATTAGAAGTCAATTAACAAGTAAATGTGAAACATATCTTGATAAAGGTTATTTGCCTGAATATGCAAGATATTGTTTAGAAGAATTGTTTAAAAATTATAAAACACTTGGAGGAAATCACGGAATGGAAATATTGGTTGAAAAGTGTTTTGAATTACCTACAAAAAAGGAGGAAAAATAAAATGGATAAAAGAAAAATAATAGTTGCAAGTGTTACTATAATTTTAGCAGTATTAGCAGGAATATTTGGATTTAATTACACAGATGAAGATGTTAACAAAATATCTGATGGGGTAGAAACAATAACAAATATTGTTGAAAATGTACAAATAGCTGAATTATCACAAGAAGATGAACAAGCTACAGAAGTACAAGAAGCTAATCTAGAGAACCAAACTTTTGAAGAGTTAGGAGAAGTTGCTTATAACGGAAGTGACAAAACACCTAATGTAGAGGTTGGAGAATACAAAGGACTAACATATTATTCACAAGCAGATAATAGATGGGCTAGTCATAAATATGGAAACAATAATATGTTAAATAGTGGTTGCGGTCCAACAGCAGCTGCAATGGTTGTATCTAGTATTAAAGGCGAAATAAGACCTGATACTATGGCTGATTTATATGTTAAGTATGGTTATCGTTCAGCAAATGCTGGTACATATTGGGCTGCAATGAAATGGACTGCAGATGTATTTGATATAGAGTTAAAAGAAACATCTAACTTTAATACAATGATAGACAAACTAGAAGATAATAACTATGTAATAGCAATATGTAGAAATGGATTATTCACATACGGGGGACATTTTATAGCAATAGTTGGAATAGATGGAGACACATTAAAGATATATGATCCATATTTATATAGTGGTAAGTTTAATACATCTACAAGAAGAAAAGCTAATGTGAAAGTATCAGGCAATACAGTATATGTATCAAAAAATAACTTTAAGAAATATGCTAATGCACAACATTTCTACTGTTATAAAAATACAAGAAATGATGGCAAAGTAAATGAAACCAAGATAGTAGAAACAAAAAGTAATAAAACTACAAAAAGTGTAAATTATAAAGTAAAAGTAACAGCAAGAGTAGGATTAAATATAAGAAAAGGTGCATCAACTAAATATAGTAAAGTGGGCAAATATTCTTATAATACTACAGTAACAGTAACAGCAAAATCAGGAAATTGGGGTAAAACATATAAAGGCTGGATATGTTTAGATTACACAAAGAAAATTAATACAACGATAACTTCAACAAAAAAAGTAGGTGCTAAAAAAGGATTAGTACTAAGAAAAACTGCAAATGGGAAGAAGATATTAACAATACCTTACAATAAAAAAGTAACAGTATTATCTCCAAAATATACAACTAAAAATGGATATGTTTGGAGTAAGGTTAAATATGGAAAATATACTGGTTATGTAGCAAAGAAATATTTGAAATAGGAGAGCTTCGGCTCTCTTATTTTTTTGCTTAAAATCACTAAAATCAAGGCATATAAGTACTTGACTAAAAAAATAAAAAGGCTTAAAATCAATTCTCGTAATCCGTTTTTTTTATAATATAAATATA